GTGTTTCTAGCTGTTCTTTTGCCATGTGCGAAGAAAAACCACCGTTGTCCTTATAACGGTCAAGCCAACCGTTCTGACTGCTGTAGAAATCTCTTTCTGCTCTAGCTAATTTAGCAATACCTCTAACATAAGCAGCAACAGTTGCAGGATTAGCAGTAGCTTCTAGTTCGCCTCCCATTACCAAAGCAACGTCTTTGTCAGACGCGGGGCCAACAGGTAGGTTAGCAACACCACGACTTACACGTAGTCTATCAGCAGACTTACGTAAGAGAGTTACTTCGTCTTCAGTACCTAGAATACTTTTAAGGAACTCTTCACCTGTAGCTATCACACCGCCCGTCATACCTTGTTCTGCCGCTTTCTCTAACCTAAGAGCTACAGCATTGGCTTCTCTGGCTTCTCTACCTGCGGAGTTAGCAGCTTTAAGGTTTTCGGATTGTAACTTAAGAAGACTAGCCGACTGCCTACCTATGTCTTTAGTGTCCAACACTTCCTTTAAAACAATAGTAGGGTCGTCTTTGTCTAAAAACTGAACAACATTAGCACCTTTTTCTGCATCATAAATTTTTGAAACAGTATAACCGCCTTTACCGGCACTGGGAGGAGGTGGTAAATACTCGCCTGTTATAACGTCCAATACGTTGTTACCAACTACTTTGTACTTTTCTTCCGCGTCAGTTTCAGCAAAGCTGTCGATGTCTTTCAAGGACATACCTTGTGTAGCCAGTTCTAATAAATCTGGACGGTCGGCTCCGTACTTTTTAAGTATGGCACCTCTAGTAGCGCCTGTTAGTGCTTCTTCTTTAGTCTTCGCTTTACCTTCCGTAGCACGTACTCTACCCTGCTGTGCAAACTGAGCTTTCAACTGTGCTGCACCTTGAGGATTGACAACTGATACAAGTTTAAGTATCTCTTCTTGGTCGTTAGGCTCATTAATGTCTAACTGAGCTAAACGTCCTTCCACCTTCTCTTTAGTAGTCTGTGTGTTAGCACCAGTAAAGGCACCGATGTTCTGACGCATACTCTTGCCTAACGCCTCACCTCTAGCAATTGCTCGTTGACCTAGAGATGCATTTAACATAGGGTCGATAGGAGCTGACGTAATGCCTGTTAAAAATCCTGTTAAATCTGTTTGTGCCATTTTGTTAGTCTCCTATTATTCTTTAGTAATGTCAAAGTCTTCCGGAAGGTCAAGAATAGAACCTACGTCTAACACTCCACCACCTGTATCTCTACCATCATATGTAGTATTACGTCTTATGTCACCACCGTAGTTATAACCAAAGGGGTTCCAAGAAGCACCACCAAGATAGTCACCTACCTTACCCGCTCCATAGTCAAACAAACTCTGTGTAGCTTGTCCTTCTATATCACCAGAGCCAAACAATCCTGTACGTATGTCTTGGTTTCTACCCATTCTCATGTCATTAGCAAGTCGCTGTGCCTGTAACATACCTTCCAAACCTTTGAGAGCTGACTCTCCGTAGAGAGAACCTTGCTGTCTACGTGCTGCATCCGCATAAGAAGCAGGAGCATTACCTGCACCAAACATACTAATAGCTTCTTGCTGTGGCTGATAAGCGTAACCTGTTAATGCGCCTGCCATGTCTAATGCTTGGTTCTGTTCCGCTAGTGCCTGAGTACGTGCAGCCAAGGAAGCCTTGTTACGTGCTTCAGCTTGTGCCATATCAAAGCCAAACTGCTCTTGGTTTGAACCACCGTATTGAGCTTGTGAAATACCACCACGACCACCGGAGAACAACCCTTCCTGCATTCGTAGACGCTCACGCTCTTCCTCTGGACGCTGAACGCTTCTAATCTGCTCGTACAGCTCACGTTGTGCTACAGCAGGGTCAACACCTACCTGACCAAACAAACCCTCTGCCTGTCCAAATCTGGCCTGCTGTCGTTCTAGTTCTTCAGGGGTTAGCTCTAGGTTTAAACCACCTTCAGCAGTAGTTCTACCTGTAGCAAGATTGCCTGTAACTGTGTAAGGCTGAAACTTAGCCATTTCAGCAGCGGTTCGGCCTGCTTGCTGTCCTGTCTGTAACGCTAAGTTACCTAAGTTTTCCTGTCCACCAATTTCTTCATTTCGTTGGTAGTAGTCTAGTCCGGCATTAAAAAGGTCACCGAAGTCAAAACCACCACCAGTGAAGAAACCACCACCTCCACCACTACCGCTACCTCCTACGGGAGCAGGAGCTTGATTAGGAGCATACCCACCACCGGCCTGTGTAAGGTCTATACCACCACCTCGGTATCCTGAGCCTGCACCAAAGGCATCGTTGGGGTTTGTTAAGCCACGTGGCCCTGTGTAACCAACTGGGTACTGTCCGTTTACATCCTGCCCGATAAACTGACTCATTAAACCATTCCTCCAATAATAAACGCTAGTAACTCAGTGTAACGTACACCAAGTTTTGTTTGTTCTACACCGTTGTCGTCAGTCCAAGTAGAGCTAACAAACAAACCGTAGTCTCCTGCGTCCAAACCTTCGACAGCAAAGGCAGCCTGCAAGTCCTGAGCAATGACACCGAAGTGATAACGAGCTTCACTACCTTTCTTTTCTACTGCTGAGTTCCACTTGAACTTACGTATCAAGCCTTTACAAGCCTGAGCTACACGAGTCTCTGCTTCAGTTAGTTCTTCAATGCTCTGCTTTTCAGTAGCGTCAGAGGTGTTGATTGTACCGTTAGTTGCGTAGATGTCGTCCCAAAAAGCACCAGAGGCTCCTAAGTCAATTGCTCCTGACCTGTTTTGATTTCCAGTAATATCCCAAGGACGTATAGAATCAGCAGTAGAACTCCTTTGAAAAATAATACCAGTATCACCACTACCGATAGCTATGGATGCGAACTGACCTGCGGTAGCAATTACCTCACCACAAACAGCGCCTCCTATTTTAAACTCTTGCACGACACCATTAGCACTGTTGTCTACTACTAAAGTTTTTGTGGTACTAGCACCATCAACAGTAAGTCCGTCCGACACTACTGTTCCGGTAACGTCTATACCTGTGTTAGTTGTTGCTAGTTTCTTGCTGTTGGCGTAGTACACGTCAGTAGACCCGCCTGTAGTTGATACAATGTACTTAGTCTGTCCTGTAATACCACCGGCTAAAGTCAAGGAAGTGTTGCCTGTGATAAATAAACCGCCAGTACCTGTGTCTTCAATGTATGAGTTTGAACCTGAATGGTAGATTTGTAGGTCACTATCGTCACCGAGTCTGACTCTTACCTCGTCATCGAAGTCGAGATTACCAGTTATTGTTGCGCCAGTCTTGTCAACCTTGGTCGCAATGGCAGTAGCAACAAAACCGAACTCGTTGTAAATCTCAGTGCCTTTTACTTTTTTAGCGTCAACGCCTGAAGGAAGAGAATCCTTAGCTGCGAAGTTTGTATCTTGTGTATAGTTGGCCATTTAAATCATTCTCCCTAATAGAGCGTGTATATCAATTGTTTGTATGGAAAACGGACTACCGTTAATTGTACTCTCAACACCAATACTGGCTGATACTCCTGAGCCGTTGGTATGTACTGAACCTTTGTTTACAAAGACACCCCCTGAGTATTCCGCTGAGGTGTTGTACTCACTGATGCCGTATTCTGCTGTAAAGCCTGTTGCAAAACTAAACAACTGTTTCTGGTAGCTTTCAGTGTAGTCGTAACTCCAACTCAGTGTATAGCTTGTGTCGTTACCGCCAATAACTGTAATGTTAAACTTCTTTAGGAATTTCAAGTTTGAAGTGTTACCCCAGTCAATAGGATTGCTAAAGTAAGACATCTTGTAAGTAGCAGCACCATCCAAATAACCACCGTACTTAGCAAGTCCACCTTCTAAACCAATGTAGAAACCGTCAGCAGCTATGTTAGTAAAGCTGATAGGATTCATACCTGACCAAGTAGTAGCTCTAAAGGAACCGTTCTCAAGAGGCGTTCTAACGTCAAAGCAGTAAGTAGTTCCTGTTGTAGGTAAGGTAATTAAATAGAACGCATCAAAAGCACTGTAGAAAGAGTGTATCGGTAATGTCTCTTCCTTTACTGCTTTAAGTAAATCAGTACGTACGTTTGCACTAACGTCCCGCATTGGTAAGGACTTCTCCTGAATAATCCTACCAAGACTCATTAAGCCTCTGTCCGCTAAAAATATAATGTCATTACCTGTAGCTACTACAGAATCTCTAGCAATACAGCCTACACCTTCAATAGTGTCCGACAGTCTAAAGTCAACAGTAGTTACGGAATCACCGCCTGCGTAGACAACAATGCTATGTAAACCAAATATAAGCAAAAACCCGTTATGTTCAGTTAAGGCTACAATCTCGTCGTAACCGTTAGTCCATACAGATGTTAAGTCTAAGCTGCCTGAACTACCGCCTTGAAAGTCCGTGCCGTCAAGTAAGTCACTCCAATAAACAGTATAGTTATTATCTACAATATCAGCCACCCATAGGCGACCAAAGGCTGCTAGGACTTCGTTACCCGAAGGTGCTGTAGTCCCGCCTGACGCTACAACTTCCAGTGTAGTACTACCTTCAACACTAACAAGAGGCTCTTGTCCACTTTGAAAGAAGTAAACGTTATTGTTGAAAGACACTATCTTCCAGTTGTTTGCGTTGATTTCGTACGCAACATTGTTTACAAGGGGCAGTGTTACTTCAGTTAAAGTAGTAGTACCTGTGAATATCTTATTGTTACCCGCAGAGAATACTACTACTGTACCATTAAACTTAGTAAACTCAAATACAGCCTCTAGTCCACGACTGGTTCCTAATACGTCATTAGTAGATACCTGAGTGTATCCTTCTCTAGCACCAATACGTCCCTGCTTGTCAATAACACAGTTATCAGCAATGTCAGCAAAGTTAGGGTTCATCCCAACGGGAGACTCCTCGGTGTTAATGCCAAAGAAAGCAGGAGCGGATACAGCTAAGTTCTGTAAGCGTTGTTGACTCATACGTCCACCCATATAGTCTCAGTTGGGAACCTCGCGGCATCAAAGGAAATAGCGTCAGACAAGGAAGACTTAGCAACACCCATAAGCATTGCAGCAGTAGTTCCACCTGTCTCACCACGCTCCTCTACAGCCATAGCGTGTGCAAACTGTACGACAGGTAAGCTAGGTGCCTTTAGTCCCTGAGTATCGCTAGTAAGCTCTTCAGTCCTGTCAACAATGGTAAACTGTAAGCTGTACGCTTTGTTAGGAGTAGGGTATAAGCTAAAGTCCACACCGTTGTTTACCGAGTTAAACCCTGTGTAAACGTAATGTGAAGGAACAGTATTAACAGCAGGGTTGATGTATTGATTACTCTGTAATGCTAACTGAGTCCCTAAGTTAACATAACACTTCTCAGTTGAGTTAGTTACGTTAAGTGTTTTAAACGCTGTGCTGACGTTAGGGATACTGTAGTTAGGCTGACCAACAACTGTAGTTACTACCTTAGTTTCACGTAGGCTTGACCAATCCCAAGCGTCCTCCACCATACGGTTAGCGTCATTAACAAACTCACCGACCAACCGTGAGTATAAAGTTTCATCTACGGAACTGACTGTGTTCTCTCTAAGTCTTTTTAGCACTTTGTTTACTGCTTGTAAATATGTCATTAAACTGTATACCTATCAAGTGGACTAGTGAAAGGACTTGCAAACAAATCCTGCATTTCTTCTTCTTCTTCTTCTATCTGTTGTTGCTCTGGCTGTACTACACGCTCTACGTTAGTAAACTCAACGGGAGAGAACTTAAACAACTCATCTCTAAACAAACTGTCCGTTGTACGTGTACCTGAAGGCTGACCTCCGCCTCCTCCTGCCATAGCACCTGTCAGCATAGCGCCTCCTCCGGCCATTAGAGCGTCTTTAGCAGGCTGTAGTAGGGTATCATCAATAAACCTACCAACGTCCTGTAAAGGCTCTTTAAGAGGCTCTGCTGCGTCTGCTATACCTCTGCCTATATCTCTGGCTGTGTCTTCAATAGCTTTGATACCTTCAGGGGTGTCAGGGAAGTCCGTACCTTCAGGCAGCGCGTCCTTAATAGGTTGTAAGTACTTATCATCAAAATCTCTACCTACTGTTCGTAGAGTATCTTCTAATTCTCCACCTATGTTAGCCTCTCTTGCCCATTCTCCAACACCTGATTCCAAAGCAGAATCAAAGTCTTCACCAACGAGTAGCTTATCTACTGTTCTTCCTATACCTGCTAAAACTTCAGGTGAAAGGTTGTCAGCGTTAATCCCTATCTTATCTAGTGTCGAGTTTATAATGTCTCCACCAAACTCGTTTACAAGGAAAGCGGTAGGGTTACCTGTTGCAGCAGCGTTTACTAAACCTTGAGTCTGTCCGTAGGAAAGTCCCCCAATACCTACACCTGCCGGATTAACTTCCGTTGGAGGAGCGGTTACTCCCGCCAAGTTCAAACCTGCTAATCCTAGAGTTGCCCAATCTCCTCCGTGTAATGTCTCACCTGCTAACCCTCTGGCTGCTGTATAAGCTGCCTCGCTCATGCCGCCTGACGCTGCTGCTGCTATTGTACGTAAACCCGGCTTTACAAACTCCTCTCTAAACTGTAACCACTCGGAAGCTTCTGCCAACGGTTCTGTACGAGGGCCAATGTTATCATAATACTGTAATTCTAAACCTTTGGTTTCTAGGTTAGGGTAGTAAGTTCCAGACTGTAGGACTCCTAGGTTGTTTTCAGGGT